TTGTAGAAGAACCAAGCAATCAAAGAAAAATAATTAAAAATCTATCACAATATTGTAGAGATAATGATTTAAATGTTGGACATATTCACGAAACCTTATATGGCAAAAGAATACATCATAAAGGATATAAACTTATTCCAAGGGCAGAAGAAGAAATAAAAAAATATAATGAAGAAATAACAATAAGAGAAGATACAAGTAGGAAAGGACATCCTGGAGAAAGAAATGGTATGTTTAATAAAAAACATACAACTAAAACTAAGGAAAAAATGTTGAAAAGAAAAAGAGAAATATTTGCAAAAACATATCATTTAATTTCTCCCGAAAAAGAAGAAATTTTTATCACTACAACTTTAAGAGAGTTTTGTAGAAAATATGGTTTGGAAAGAAAATCTTTGACTAACGTAATAAAAAGAAAGTCAAAGCATCACAAAGGATGGACAGTTCCTCAAGTTGCACAAGACACTTGACTTCCAGATCAAAATTTTTTATAATATGTATGTTAAGCAAGTGAGGTTAATGGCACAAAAGTTTTTGTATTTGGTGGATTTCTGGGTCCCATTCCCGGCCTCGGAATATTCCGGACTTCTTGCAGTAGTTGGTGAAGATGATAATGAAATTTACGATATTTTGTTGAATTGGCGTGACGATTATCTTAAAAAATATGATTCTTTGATTATGCAAGAAGTAATCAAGGCAGAAAGATTTGCCCTTGCAGAAGATGAAGAATCCCGTGTTGTAACTTCATTCACAACATAATCATGAGCACCGAAAATTACAGAATGTTGTCTGAACTTGCAGAGCAACAAAAGAAAAGAATTGAATACTTGGAAAATAAGGTTCTTGAATATGAATCTGAAATTGCTCAACTCAAATACTTCACAGAGAAAAAAAACAAATGAGTGCTGATATGATTGTTGATTATGAGGTACATCTCAAGAATGGTCGTGTCTGGAGAGTAGAGATATCTCTTCCGATGCAAGATTCTCCCGAAGATGTGCCGAATCATCTGGATGTGTCGGTGGATGTGATTGCTCCGAATCGTGATTTGGCACAATATATTGTAAGTGTAATGTATCCTGATTATGATTCTATCTCAATTCCTGATAACCCTATGTGACACTAATTCAACTGTCCACTTAATTTTCATCAAGTTTATTTTAGTCTTATATTATTCAAGTAATCATTTTTGATTCTCATGGAAAACGCTTTTTGGTCTGAGATTATCGAATCTCCTGGTGAGATTTACGATATTCCAGAAATGTATGATTTTGTTGAAGAATATGAAAATCAATCTTTAGAAGAACTTCTTAATTCCAACAACGATTTTTAATCATGAATCCTGACACTTTGAATTTCACTGGTGATTCTGTTACCTATTTGGGTTTTGTTGGTGTGATCTCCACACTGATTATTCTCGTAACTGCATTCACACGTTTCTACAAATCACCTCTCAACAAATGAATAGTAACATCATAAAGGTTATCAACCTTATGAAGAATATTCTCCCAGATGTTCTTGATGATGCAACTGATCGCCTAAATCGCCACATGCCCGATCTTTTCGGGTATTCTGATATTGATGAGATGACAAATGATACAGCAGAAAAGAGTAAACTGATTGCTCCTGTTATTGCTAAATCTCTGGAGTTTATTGCTAGTAGAGAAACTCCAGAGTATGTGCGAGAAGAAACCAATGGATATGATAATCTCATCTATTCTTTGGAGATTGAAAACAAGTTTACATTAACATCATGTGCATCATCTTTTGCTACTGCTAACAATCATAGCAAGACAAAGGTGCCTTTAGTGTTGTGTGTTAAAGTTAAAAATGTTTTTAATCATTTCCATCAATTTCCGCATTTTTGGTTGATTGCTCTAAGTTTAAGAATCCAGGATCTGGATTCACTGATGGTGTTACAAAGACTGGTAAGAATAACAATGGATTTTCGAAACTTCATGTGCATAGGGATGATATTGATGCAGTAAATGTAATCTATGGATATGTAATTCAAAAGAGAATTTGGTTGCATACAGAATACGAAACTCGTTCTAATTAGTTTGATGATTCCTTCTCTTCGTCCCCATCAGATTCGTGGTGTTGATGTTATGCGGCAACATAATAAAGGTCAAGTAATTGTACCTACTGGAGGGGGAAAAACTCTCACTATGATTACTGATGCTGTAAGGCAGTTTCAGTCAGAAACTCCACAGACCATTGTTGTTGTTTGCCCTCGCATTTTGCTTGCAGGGCAGTTATCTAGTGAATTTCTGGAGTTTATTCTAAATTCAGAAGTTTTGCATGTTCACAGTGGAGAAACTCATCACGAATCTACCACAAACCCTGGTGCAATTCGTCGGTGGGTGGATACTCATAACTCCCGTCATCAGTTAATATTCACAACCTATAACTCTCTTCAACGTCTGGTTGATGCCGAGATTGATGTGGATACAATATACTTTGATGAGGCACATAATTCCGTCAAACGTAACTTTTTCCCCGCAACAGAGTATTTCTCTGCGAATGCAAATCGTTGCTACTTTTTTACTGCGACCAGAAAAACTTCACTCACTCCCACAAGACCAGGAATGAATGATTCTGAGGTTTATGGTAACATAATTTGTCGTGTTTCTGCACCAGAACTTGTTGATGGTGGATACATTATTGCTCCTAAGATTGTAGCAAAACAATTTCAAGTTATTGATGGCAAACAAATCACTGCTGAATGTGATAGTAACAATCTATTGGAGACTCTTGATGATATTGATTGTAAGAAGATTCTTGTCTGTGTAAAGTCTTCAAATCAACTTATCAATCTGGTATCACAAACTGATTGCATTAGTAAACTACAATCTCGGGGATACTCATATCTTTATATTACCTCAAAAACAGGAGCAATAATTGATGGTAAGAAAGTCAATCGTGAGGTATTTTTTGACACTCTAAATGCTTGGGGTCGTGATAGCAACAAGAAGTTTGTTTGTCTTCATAGAAGCATATTATCAGAAGGAATTGATGTAAGTGAATTAGAAGCAGTTGTTTTTCTTCGCAATATGGATGTGATCGAACTTACTCAAACTATTGGTCGGGTACTTCGCAAAGGAGGCAAAGATAAGGTCTGGGGTTTATGTGTAGTGCCAGTATATTCTAAGGTTGGCATATCAACAGAGAGAGCACTTCAGTTGGTCGTTGATACTGTGTTTGAGAAAGGTGAGATGCTTGATAGTGTCGTGAAAAGATGATATTATGATGTAATGACAAACAAAAACACCAAATGAAAGAAGGATTTCTAATCAACAAGGGAGAATATGCTGCTGTTGCATATGGTAATCAATTTTTGATTATTCATAATGGAAAGCAACTTGATAAACTTTGTAGAACCGAAAGTTCTGCCCGAAAGTATATCAATGATCATAAAAAAGGTAAGAGTCTTGCAGAGATTGTTATATAAGAAGTGTCTACAATAAAGAAATAGTGAAAAGATTATAAATAACTAAAAAGTTATTGTAAGATGAACTCACAAGAATATCACAGTCTTCAAGAAGCGTATATGAATGTTTATCAAGAAGTTGATGAAGAAACTCGTGAACTTGATGAAGTAAGAGGTGGTGGCAAAATAGACGCAGTTTCAGATATACCTAGTATCGGTGAAAGAGGATCAAGATCTCCAAAGGATGCTGGTTTGGAAATGTCTCCACTTAGACGTGCAGAAAAAAAAGTAGTGGCACTGAGAAGAAGAAATGATCCCGAAGCAACAAAAAGGGCAAATAGAATTGATAGCCGTTTTGTTAGACCCACAAATAGCGCAATTAGTAGATCAATTCTTGCTGCTAATAATGCCGCAAGTGCTGAAAAGAGAAGATTAATGAATCCTCAAGAATCTTATAATCCAGACTTATTTGATGTAATTCTTGAGTATCTAATTACTGAAGGTTATGCTGATACTAATGAAAACGCATTAGTGATTATGGCAAATATGAGTGAAGAGTGGAGAGAAAGTGTTATCTCAGAGATGCCATTTCAAGTAACTGGACCAGATCCAAGAAGTAGTGATCCAAATTCACCACATATTTCCATTGGAAAACCATATCAAAGTAAAAAAAGAGCAAAAACTAAAGCAGATAAATTAGATGATGCAATTGGTGGTTATCGCCATAAAGTTAAATATGTTGCATAACTTAGATGAAAACCTACCATCAGTTTTCTGAAGATATTCAACAACTTCAAAGAGATTTAAATACTCTTCAAACTAAAGCAGCACCTAAAGAAAGACTTGAAAAAAGAAGACATGATGCTAAATTGAAAGGGCAAAATACCTTGCAAAAATTCAAAAATGCTGCTGCTAATGCTGCTGCTCAAAGACAAGAAACATAACTTAGATGAAAACATTCTCAGAGTTTATCACTGAAGCAAAAGAAGCAAGACCACCAAAAGAAGTTCTTGCTAAAATAGATAAAGCATACGCAAGAAGGCATCCTGGAACAAATGTTGATGTTTCACATGATAAAAACTCTGGTGATCTTCGTGTAAATCAACTCTTTGTTCCACCAAAGCAACAAGGAAAGGGAATTGGAACAAGAATAATGAAAGGTCTTACAAAGTATGCAGACAAACAGAATAAAAGAATCACACTTAATCAAGATCCAGATCCAGGTAAGAAAGCAAAGTTAGCAAAGTTTTATAAGTCTCATGGATTTGAAAAAAATAGTGGAAGAAAAAGAGATTTTACAACTAGAGACACACATATCCGTAATCCACAATCATAGTGTGCCAGTTGAATAAGTGGCACATAAGTTGGTTTTCGTCTCTTAAATTTGGTATTCTTAGGAAGTGATCAAACCAGATCGCTTCCTTTTCCTTTTCAATCATGAGTTACGGATTCGTCAACACTGAGCACTGCCCAGGCAGCAGCATCGAAGATCAGTTTCGTGCTCGCCTTGGTGCTAGCACATCTAAACTGTCACCAATTCCTGCTGATCTTGTGAATCGTTTTGCGACTCCACAAGATTACGACAACTGGACTCGTGAAGCGTTTTTGGTTTGGCACAGCACTGGTAGCAATATCGACTTGCCACCAATCATTCAAGGTTAAGACTGTGCCAGTAATTAGACTGGCACACAACATGGTTTCAACCTTGAAATCATGCTATTCTATAGAAGTGATCAAGACAGATCACACATTTCACACTTTATCTTTTCAAAATCATGCTTGCTCAATCTTTGGAAATCTCTTCAGTTTTCACTGTTGAAGAGTCCTCTGCTATTCGCTCTATTGAGATCGTGCCATCACCAGACAATTCTGATGTTTATGATGCAATGATCACCTATCAATCTAGCGATAAAGTTTATCGTTACAATATCGAAGATGATGCTACTGCACAAAAGTGGTTTTCACTTTTGAGCAATGCTGAAGATCGTGCCGACACAAGTTGGGGTCGTGAAGTGAGTCGTGCCATCAAGCATGGTGATCTGGATCTGATCTAAGTTTAAGTTGAGTGTGCCACTCTTAACAAGTGGCACACCTATCTGTCCCAAATACAGATTAGTGGTATTCTATAGAAGTGATCAAACCAGATCACTTCATTTCCTTATCTTTTCACATCATGACTGCTACGTTTGCTAATTTTCAAGCACAGCAAGATGCTCAAAACACAATTCAACTGAATGTGATTAAGCACTGCTACATGCTAATAGATGCTCTCAAGCAGAATTATGTTGATTATTCAATTCGTGGGCATCAGAGATCCTTTGAGCGTGGTGATAGCGTTGATTATCACCTGAGTGCTATCAAAGATCTTGAAGCAGGTATTTGCCCAATAGATTACACTATTGAATCTGGCAAAAAGTATCACAAAATCGTCTTTATTGATGGTGGTGGTCACAAAAGTGTGCATTGTTTCATTGATAAACAGACCGGTGAAGTTTATAAGTCTGCTGGTTGGAAATCACCTGCTAAAGGTGTTAGATTTGACCTGCGATTGATTGCTGATCGTGAATACTTATTTGCGAATGCCGACTGGAGTGGTGGATATCTTTACAGGTAAAACGTAACAAATAGTCCTGTGAGTGGCATGACTTTAAACTACACTCAATTTAACTTAAATTCTCTTTTTAATTATGACACTTTCAACTGCAATTAGTTTACTTGCTCAAGGCAATAGTGCCGCTGAGATTCTAGAGATTCTCAATTCGATTGTGGAGGAATGTGCCAATTGATTAAGTGGCACAAGGTTTGGTTTTAAGGTTTGGTTAGTGGTATTCTTAGGAAGTGATCAAACCAGATCGCTTCCTTTTCCTTTTCCTTTTCACATCATGACAAACAGAGACAAATTCTTTGAAGCGATGCAAGGATTACCTGGTTTCATTCTTGATACTGAGTGTGATCTATCTTCTGCGATTGATTGGATTACTGATCAATGTAATTGGTGTTACTTAACCAATGCAGAGTTTGAATTAGTTTCTGAAGTATTTCATGATTGTTTAACCTGTGACAGTTGAGACACTGGCACAAGGTATGGTTTCAACCTTGAAATCATACTATTCTTAAGAAGTCAACCAAACCCAACTCAAACAAATGACTGAATTCTTCGTTACTTTCACATCTGGGGCAATTGATTCTCCAGAAGAGATAGGACCTTTCTATTCAGAAGATGAGGCACAATATTATGCTAATGATCGCAATAGTTCATTAGCATTGGGAGGAGTTCCATCTTCCGTTGCATATTATTCTGTTAATTAACTTTTTCCAAACCTTCTTCAAACAAACAAAATCATGGCAACTCGTTCCCGCATCGGCATTCAACTTGCCGACGAATCTATTCTCTCAGTGTATTGTCACTGGGACGGATACCCTGAGTTTAATGGTGTTAAACTCCAAGAACATTTCAATTCTTATGATGCTGCTGCCGAATTAATTGACGGTGGTGATATGAGTTCTTTGTGGACTAATGCAGGTTGGAATAATGAAACTCTTCCAGAAGTTGGTCCGTTGTATTATTCTTCCCGTGGTGAGAATGTTCGGCCGAGTCTTGATTCCAACCTGAAGGAATATCTTACTGATGGTGAAGACTATGCCTATTTGTTCAAAGATGGTGAATGGGTATGTTATGATACTAAAAGTTGGAGTGAAACATATCAACAACAAGTAAAGATTCCTGTTGCTATAGAAGCATAGCATTATGTGGGACTTGTGCCAGTTGAGACACTGGCACAAGGTATGGTTTCAAGGTTGAATTAATGGTATTCTTAAGAAGTCAAACAACTCAAACAAAATGACCTACTCTACTGACACAGAACTTTTTGAGTTTCTGTATGCTAAATGCAGACAAGATTCTGACCTGCTTGCTATGATTGTCGATGAGTATGTTGTCTCTCTCAGTGATAGCAAACTCATCGAACTTAAAGACTTCCTCACCAACAACTTCGGAGACAATTGATGAAACTCACCACACAAACAGTTCAGGAATTCTTCACAGAAACCGAATGGGACATGATTTACAATTTCATCGGAAATGCTCTGGATAATGATGATTATGAGTGTGAAGATGTTTATGCAATTCGTGCTAAAATCCACGATCTCTTTCTCCCACAATGAATGGTGCATGTTAATGACAAACTCAACTTTCACGATTAAGTATCAGGTTCCTTATCCAAGTAATGGATTGTTAGAAGAGTGGAGAACTCAAACATTTAATACTATGAAAGAAGCACAATCAATGATTAAATTCTATCAAGAATGTGGATCACCTGCAAAGATGATTGAAAATATGTATAATTATTAAATGTATTAAAAAATGTATTTGTAAGCGTTAAATAGTGTAATAATTATGAGTGATTAGTGATAGTGATAGTGTTGATTAGTGATAGTGATAGTGTTGATTAGTTAGTGATAGTGTTAGTGATAGTGTTGATTAGTGTTGATTAGTTAGTGATAGTGTTAGTGATAGTGTTGATTAGTTAGTGATAGTGTTGATTAGTGATAGTGTTGAGTAATTAAATGTCTCTGAGAGTGGTGATGTAAGCCAGCACTCTATCACAAACCCTCACAAATGTCAAGTATTGACTTCCCGCCCAATTTCACCTATAATAAAAGAGATTTCCAATGAATGTTATGCTCACTCAGACAACGCTTCAGGATGAATCTTTGAGTCTCTTGAATGATATTTTCGGTGATGATATTATCGCCGAGAGTGTATGTATTCAAGACTTAATCGAGTGGAGTGGTAACACTTCATCACCACTCAGTAAACATCAACTTGCTCAACTGATTGTGTATTCTGAAGATAAACTGCGTGAGTTGTTTGATATTTACTGTGACGTTGTTGAATGATATCAATGGTTTTTGCACCTAAGTATCAAACACCTGGAGTTACAGTTAGAGTTAGAATTCCAGAGTATTATGCTGAGCAAATTGAAACAATTCTGCTGAGAGTTGATACACTCCCACCAGTTAAAGGTAAACATATTTTAAGCAAGTTTATTCATTACCTTAACACTATTACGGCAAACGCAAATTAATACTTAGAGTGTGCCAGTTGAATAAGTGGCACAAGGTTTGGTTTTAAGGTTGAATATCTGATAATCTTAAAAGGTAATCAAATCACTTCAAACCAATGTCAACTCTCACAATCAAATCAAACTACGCTAAACGCGAGTGCACAATGGGTCAATGGTTGCCAGGATTCGGATGTTTGAATCCTGGCAGTTTATATAATCAACTGCGCGAACAGTTTGATTACCTTACTGAGGATGAGTTCGATAGTAATGAATTCTTTAAGTATAAGGGTAATTGGTACGACGTATCAGAATTTTTACGTGTTGAGAATAACTCTGCTTTTGGTAAACAGTGGGATGGTTATTCCTCAGATTCCTACTTCAGTGGAATAGTATTAAAGTATTGCTACGATGGCACTGTTATTGTGGGCACTTACTTTAGTTGATTAAATGTTAGTTACCTTGTGCCACTTATTCAACTGGCACAAGGTTTGGTTTTAAGGTTTAATATCTGATAATCTTTAAAGGTAATCAAATCACTTCAAACCAAAGGAACCCTCCCATGCGTAAAGTTGAAACCCAGATGCTCGAAGCAGTTGCGAATCAACTTAATTGGCAGTCTGCTAACACTGAAGTGATCAACTCTGAACTGGTAATTGATGGATCTATTGTGAGTGTAGTTAAACTTCACGGGCATAAGATTGCCGTGATCGGTGATAATTTTATTCAACTATTCGATGGCGGGTTTCAATCTGCCACCACTAAAAGTAGGTTGAATGCAATACTCAAAGGGTTCGGAGTTGCTGGTGAAGGTGTATTTCAAAAAGCAGGAGAATGGTTCGTTCGTATACATGAGGATTTTAAAGTTGACTTCGAAGTTGTTAAGTTTACCAGTGGAATGGTGATCTAAAGTAACACTTAAGGGGCAGCAATGCCCCGCCTTAATTAACACTTATTCACCCTACTTTCTGAATCATGTATTACGATCGTTTTGACATTGTTTCCGCTCACTATCAGTTTGCTGCCGATAATCATGGCGGGCAGAATAGTGAATTGTATGCTAAGTTATGCCGTATTGGCAAATACTTTAGACCATCAACTTTCTGGAGTGGATATGATTCACTAACAGAGAATGGCAAGGTAATTTATGACAATTTAAGTGAGGCGACTCATTAACACTCACTGCACTGGGGAGTAGGTGATACTTACTCCCGACAGTGTTGATGACAGTTAAGGGGGCGATGTTGGGCGGCGTTGATGCCGAGCGATGCGTTCAAAAAAAATGGGTCCTTCTAAGCTATAAAACTTTGAAACCACGAGCTCGATATGAATCCCTCTAAAATAAAAAAAACCCCGCCATACTGGAATTTCTGGAAGGTGATTTTCGCCGGATGGTTAATTCGACATCCAAAATTTTTTTTCAATATTTTTTTGATGATTTTCGGAATTATTTTAGTTAGAATTTTAAAATGAATATATAAATTTGAAAGTGAAATCTTACAATGGACTATACAGCAGAATTCAGATACGATTCAGAAAAAGAAGAATACTACATACATATTCCCCCAGAGTTACAAGAAACACTTGAATGGCAAGAAGGAGATATTCTTGATTATTCATTTCATGGTGACAAATTGACTATTGAAAACATTTCACTTTAAATTTTTTTCCCCATAATTTTTTATGTCTGATACCAATTCAGTTTATCATGTATACTGTGCAAAGTCAAAATCAAAAGTAATTGCTCATAATTTAACTCATGATGAATTAAGCAATAAAATTTTAAACGATGAGTTTGATTTAGAATCTGTAGAAATTTTAAAACTTTCAGAAGAAAGATATCACGAAGATGTCTCCTATTGACAAACTCTAAATAGGACGTTAAAATTATAAAGTTACTCTGACATTTTTATGGCAAAAGGATTTACCGTATTGGCAAACACGCCAAAAGAGAAAAATAAAGATGAGTTTGATATTGAAGTTGCAAAGGAAATGATTAAAGGCAAATCAATTGTCTTTTGTCTTCCTGGTCGTGGTTGCTCTTATATCTTTCTTAAAGCATTCGTACAACTTTGTTTTGATTTGGTGCAGGCAGGTGCAAGCATTCAAATTTCCCAAGACTATTCATCCATGGTTAACTTTGCACGTTGCAAGTGTCTTGGTGCAAATGTATTAAGAGGTCCCAATCAATTACCTTGGGATGGAAAACTTGAATATGACTATCAGTTGTGGATTGATTCTGATATTGTTTTCGGTACCGAAAAGTTTTATCGTCTTGTCTATCATGACAAGGATATTATGTCAGGATGGTATTGCACCGAAGATGGTATGACAACTTCTGTTGCACATTGGTTAGAAGAAGAAGACTTCTCCAAGAATGGTGGAGTTATGAATCATGAAACACTTGAAACAATGCCCAAGCGTAAGAAAATCTTCACTGTAGATTATACAGGTTTTGGTTGGGTTTTGATTAAGAAGGGAGTCTTTGAGTCTCTTGAGTATCCATGGTTTGCTCCGAAGATGCAAAGATTTGCGTCTGGTACAGTACAAGATATGTGTGGAGAAGATGTATCCTTCTGTTTGGATGCAAAAGAAAAAGGTTTTGAAATTTGGTGTGATCCGACAATTCGAGTCGGACACGAAAAAACTCGTATCATTTAAATAACTTATGACAAATCGTAAATCTCTGAGTGGATCAGCAGGTATTGAATCTCATCCAAAAAATACTCGACAGGGTAATGGGAAACATACAAAATATACTGCAACTAGCAGAAACAATGCACGAAAACCTCGTAGAGGGCAAGGCAAATAAATCTTCAAAGCATTCAGAGTTTTCTGAGTGTCTTTTAATTTTTTATAACTAGTTAAGAATTTATGTTTATAGCGCGAAGTGGCGCTTCTCTTTTGAAGAACACTTAAAGAAAGAATCAACCAATGAGAAAATCTGAGGTCGAAAGAAACATTCTTAAATGGATCAAAGAAGTATCAAAGGTAAGAAAGGAACTAGGTAATTTTTCTATCTGTCCATTTGCAAAAAAGTCAAGATATCTAATTGTAGAGTGCGCTGCAGACGCCATCGTGCCGGTCGAAGGGTATCAGGTGATCATATATGCCATTGAGAATTCATTTGACCTTTTAGAGGTTCAGAGATGGGTTAAAATTCATAATGAAAGATATCCTGATTGGAAATTTTTTGAAGACTGTGCATCATATGATACCTATATAAAAAATATAAAGACAAATAATGGACTTTATAATCTAATTCTATCTCAACCAAAAGAAGAACTACGAGAATTTCGAAAAAAATTGGCAAAAACTGATTATTATAATAACTGGAACGAAGAATATCTAAAAGAAATTCTTCAAGATGATTACGATTTAATTTAAAAGGGATAGCAACCCCGAAAAAAGTTCTGATTTACCAAATCAGGAGCAACTCAATGGGAAAACCATCAGATAGAGATTCTAATTACATGTATGATCAATGGGGAACTACTCACTTAGTTACTGACTATCAAGCACCACGTATGCTTAGAGAAATATATAATGACGATATCACACCAAAAAGACATGATTTTCATATCCAAAAAGAAATTCATGAAAAAATTCGTAATGATGATGACTATGATGATTGGGAGTATGGAACTGAGCCTGTTTTTGGCATATAAATAAGTTAGTATTTCCATATCTTTGTGGCGTTAGAAAACATCTCCAGGTATTTTAAAGATGTGAGTCTTTCTTTTAAGTCTCATCCAATTACCAATGATATTTTAACGCTTACAAATGTAACTTCAATTAATCGGTCATTGAGAAATTTGGTTTTAACGTTAAATGGAGAAAGACCTTTTAATTCACTTCTGGGCACTCAACTGAGTGCCTCATTATTTGAAATTCTTGATACTCGAATTACTTCATCAATTGAATCTGAAATTAGAAATGTAATCTCAAACTTTGAGCCAAGAATTGAAATCAATACTATTAACGTAACTCCAGATTTTGATCAAGATTTATATGATGTATTGGTTGATTATAATGTTATAGGAGCAACAATTCCTTCACAACAATTAAACTTTGTACTCCAGACGGTACGATAGATGCCACAGATAAATTTTTCAAATTTAGATTTTGATCAGATTAAAGTTTCAATTAAAGACTATCTGAGGGCAAATTCGGATTTTACTGATTTTGAATACGAAGGATCAAACTTATCTACACTCATAGATATTTTAGCATACAATACATATTTAAATTCCTTTAACGCAAATATGATTGCGAATGAGGTTTTTATTGATAGCGCAACTCTCAGAGAAAATGTAGTCTCTCTTGCGCGTAATATTGGTTATGTACCCCGCTCAAAAACGTCTGCTAAGTCGTTTGTTTCATTTGTAGTAGATACATCAGGAGCAACCATACAACCCCTCTCATTGACTCTGAAGGCAGGTATATGTGCAGTATCAAATGCATTTGGATCTGAAAGTTATTCGTTTTCAATTCCAGAAGATATTACAATACCCGTAACCAATAAAATTGCCAGTTTTAATGATATACAAATTTATGAAGGATTTTTAGTTACTCAAACTTTTACATATAATTCATCACTCTACAATCAAAGATTTATATTAAACAATGGTGGAATTGATACTTCTACCCTTAAAGTTAAAGTAAAAAATAGTAATGATGATTCTACAACATACAATTACAATTTAGTTGATAACATCTCAAATGTAAACGATACTAGTAATATATTTTTAATTCAAGAAGTTGAAGATCAAAGATATGAATTATTATTTGGTGATGGTATTTTTGGTAAAAAACTTCAAAATGGTAACATTATTACTGTAACATATATTGTTACAAATGGAAAACTTGCAAATGGAGTTTCTTCATTTTCATTTTCGGGAAGAATTGTTGACAATAATGGACAAACTGTAAACATTGGTATTTCAAATTTAGCAACATCAACAGCATCAACAGGTGGTGGAGATATTGAAACTACTTCATCAATTAGAAATTATGCTCCAAGAATTTACTCAACACAAAATCGTGCAGTAACTTCAAGTGATTATGAAGCGTTAGTGTATAAAATTTTTTCAGAAGCAGAATCTGTGTCTGCATTTGGTGGGGAAGATTTGTCTCCACCACAATATGGAAAAGTATTCATTACAATTAAACCAAAAAACTATAATTATATCTCAGATTATACAAAAAGAAATATAGTTAGAGATTTAAAAAAATATTCAGTTGCTGGAATTATACCAAAAATTATTGATATTAAGTATCTATTTGTTGAAATTACTTCTTCAGTATATTATAATTCAAACTTAGTCAATTCTTTAGATTCTTTAAAAACTAATATTATCAATTCTTTAACTACTTATGCAAAATCTAGTGATGTAAACAATTTTGGAAGTAGATTAAAGTATAGTAAACTACTCAAAACAATTGATGATGTTGATTCTGGAATTACTTCAAACATAACTCTTATAAAAATGAGAAGAGATTTGGGAGTTGTGTTAAATTCCTTTGCAGATTATGAAATATGTTTTGGAAATTCTTTTCATCTTAAATATGATACTACTGGTAATAAGACTCCATTTAATATTAAATCTACTGGATTTCAATTAAGTGGTATATCTGGTGATCTATATCTTTCAGATTATCCAGATTTAACCAATAATGAAAAGGGAACTATTTTTGTATTTCGAAAATTATCAGATAATGAATATCAAATAGTCAAAAGATCAATAGGAACTATTGATTATGTTAAAGGAGAGATTATTTTAAGTCTATTAAATATAGTATCAACTCAAATATCAAATCCAACAAATATTATAGAAATTGAAGCAATACCAGAATCGAATGATGTAATTGGGTTGCAAGATTTGTATTTACAAATTGATATGAATAATACAAATATAACAATGATTCCCGATACCATTTCTTCGGGCAGTGATACTTCAGGTTATTCTTATTCAAGAACTTCTAGTTTTTCTAACGGATCAATAACAAGGTAATATGATAGAAACAAGAACATCTGCAAAAACTGTAGTTGAAGGACAAATCCCGATTTTTTTGCAAGAAGAATATCCAAACTTTGGACCGTTCCTAAAACAATATTACGAATCTCAAGAATATTTTTCTTCACCATTAAGTATTGTTAAAAATATTGATCAACTGTTGAAAGTTGGCACATATACATCGGAAATAATTAACTCTCAACATACAAACGTAACTCAATTTGTTGATTTGGGTGATACAACAATTTATGTTGAAAATACTTCTGGTTGGCCAGAAAGATTTGGGTTGCTTAAAATTAATGATGAGATTGTTACATACACTTCCATAGGAAATACTTTTTTTGATGGATGTATACGTGGATTTAGTGGAATTACTACATATCGGTATTTAAGCGCACCAAATCAAATAGCGTTTGAAACTACTGGAATTCAAACTCATGCTGTAGGAGAAAAGGTTGAAAATTTAAGTACATTATTTTTAAACGAATTTTTTAAAAAACTCAAATCTCAATACACTCCAGGATTTGAAAATGTATTTTTTCCTGGAGATTTAAATCAGAAAAATTTTGTTTTACAATCTAAAGATTTTTATGCAACAAAAGGAACTCCACAAGCAAATTCAATTTTATTTAAATCCAATTTTGGTGTAGATGCAGAAACAATTAAACCACAAGATTATTTAATTAAACCTTCATCAACAAACTTTAAAGTTTTAAGAAAATATGTTGTAGAACCTGTAACAGGAAATCCTTTAGATTTAATTGGAAATACTTTATTTCAGGAATATAATGAAAGTTTGGGAATTAATACTGCATATGGATCAGTTTCTGATGTAGAAAGTCAGTTTTTTGATAACAAAACATATTACACTTTAGGAATAGATTTTGGTTATGATAGAGACTTATCTGTATTTGGAAGTTTATATGGTAATTTTTCAATTCACCCCAAAACTAAGTTAGTTGGGCTTGCACAATCATCTTTAATTGTTGATTCTACTGTTGGGTTTGCAAATAGTGGATATCTATCCATAAACAATAATGTATTATCATATCAGAAAAAAACATTAAATCAATTTTTAAATTGCATTGGAATTACTACAGAAAAGATTGGAGACGACATAGTAGCAGATTATGTTTCATATGGTTTTAGTGGAGATAATAGAATTGAGGTAAGAATTAGTGGAGTGTTAGATAATTTAAATTTACCAGAAGAAACAAACTATTTTGAAATAAATGATACTGTTGAAATCAAAAGTATTGGTTTAATTAAAGAAAAAAACGATCACAAATTTAATTCTTGGATCTTTAACACTTCAACAAAATTTGAAGCATCTTCGATTACATATGATGGAAGTTATTTCGTAGTTGAAACTTATGAAAATCATCAACTAAGACTTAAAGATAATATTGAATTTATCAATAAAATTGACAATACTATTATTTCTGGTCAAGTTCAAAAAATTTCTTCAGATAATAAATTTTTAGTTTCATCAAACTTAGATTCAAATCAAACAAATTTATATGAAAAATATGATATTCGCAGAATTGTAAAAACAATTTCCAATAGTGTTGCTAAAAATGAATATACAACTGATGTACAAAATGTTTATGATTTAAATTCTGATGCTATTGTTGCTTCACCATCCATACCTTCATATGAAATTTTTTCAACCAATGAATCAAAAGGAATAACATTAGCAGGATTTACAACCACTTCATATTTAAATATTCCAGATCATGATTTTATAACTGGGC